GTGGACTTCGCGGTGTTCGAATTGGCGAGGTCGCGGTACTTCCGGTGGAAGGTGACAATGCCATTTACGAGATCAAGGCCGAAGATGGGGTGGTAAACAAACCAGCCACCGGACAAACTCCGCCTGGAAAGGCCGGTTCCTGGACTGTTCAGACGTTAATCTTTTCGAAGGACGAATTTACCCTCGAGGCGGCGAAGACCTGGATCAAGGATCACGACGAATTCTCTAATCATGGCGCAGACGAAACAGACACCTCATATCGGTTCCGACAGTACGATCCCAGCCATTTCTCCAAGTTCAGGACGATCGTGATCACCGATGGGATCAAGGGTGTCTACGGCCAGATCTCGGAAACCAAACGAGACGACGACGATGGCGCCCAGGATGAGGTAGATTCAGCGATCGAGGAGTTCGATGCCATCCAGGCCCTAAACGCGGACATTGTAAAGCGTGGCGTCAGGCTGCTCCTGGGGTCGGAATCGGTCTCGAAATCCGACGACGATACCGAGGAGCGGTTTGTTCTTGGGCTCGTTTTGGAGCCTAACGACGGCGCAGATGGCGCACCGCTCAAACCTGATACTCAGGGCGACGTGTACAGCGCCAAGTCAGTCCGTGGCACAGCCCATAACTGGATGCAACGATACGGACAGATAGACTTGATGCACTCCTGGGAAGCCCTTGGCGCGGGCGCTGTGTCAGTTTTGGAATCCTACATCGCGCCGGTTGGTTTTGAGATCGGCGACGGAGAAGACCTGTACAAGGTGGTAAAAGGGACGTGGCTTCTTGCGCTCCGCGTGTTGGACGAAAAACTCTGGCAAGCAATCAAGGTGGGCGCGATCGGCGCTTTCTCCGTGGGCGGCAAGGCAACGCGGAAGCCCCTTGATGACACCACAGCAGGGGAGGAATGAGATGAATCCCGTTTTGATCAATAAAGCCGACGAAGACAACGACCCAGAGATCTTCCGCCTTGAGGACTTGGAAACAATGTTCGTTTCCCTCGTTGATAGGGGTGCAAACAGGCAGTCGAAATTCTTCGTGGTGAAGACCGATGACACCCATAGTGTGGCGCCTGAAATCGACGCGACACCGGAAGATCAAGAAATTCTGACAGAAGAGAAAAACGGCGAAGGCGAAGGCAGCGAAATAACCCCGCAAGACGGAGTGGATGCCGAAGGGAAGTCGAAATCCGATCTCGACTCCTGGCTGGAAGATGCCGGCACAAGGGCGGATGATATGCTCGTGGATTTAACCCTCGAGCTGGAGTCCGCCGCCAATCCATCAGGGGACGCTACCAAGTCCGGAGCCGGGGAAAATAACGCGCTGGTGATCGGTGACAGGAGGACCGCGCCCTCCGAAGACCGTAGCATGGATGCTGCTGCACAGTTGGAGCAGGATCTACAGAAGGCACGGGACGAAGCGAAAGCGAAAGCGATCGAAGCGGACCGGCTGAAAAAAGAGCTTGACAGGCGAGATCGCGACCTCAAAAAGGAGCGCTCCCGTGTGGCAGCTTTAAAGTCCACCATCGGGGCAGCAACCGCGCTTCCGACCGGCGAAATGCTGGCGGATGCTGGCTCGGATGAGCCCCCAAGCTGGGCAGGAGATCTTGCGGAGGAGGACGAGGCCGAGTAGCGGTCTCAGCGGAACAATAACAGACACACCCACTAGGAGGGTAAAATGACGACTCCGAACCAGACATATATGCAAAAGGCCGATCTCTCGATTGCCGACCTGATAGCGGACGGCGGATACCTGCAAGACGAAGAGGCCAAAAAATTCATACGCGACTTGATCAAGGAATCAATGATCGTGCGGATGTCAACGGTGTACGGGATGAAGTCCCACACCAGGCTGATCGACAAGATCGGATTCAGCGGTCGCGTGCTGCGCCCGGGAGTGAGCGCCCAGGCCCTTTCCGTGGCCGATCGCTCCAAGCCGACGACCGATCAGGTCACTCTCGCCTCTGAGCTTTTCAAGGCCGAGGTGAGGCTCAACGACGAAGTGCTCGAAGACAACATCGAAGGCGGAACGCTCCAAAAGACGGTGATGGCGATGTTCTCGGAGCAGATCTCCCTCGACATGGACGACATCGTGGTCAACGGCGACACCGCGTCAGCCGACCCGTTCCTGGCCAAGTTCGACGGTTGGTTGAAGCTGGCTGTCTCCCACGTCGTCAACGCCGGAACGGTCGCGCTCACAAAGGCCCACCTGAAGGCAGCCGTGAAGGCGATGCCGTCGCAGTACAATCGCAAGAAGGCCGCGCAGCGCTACACGATCTCCGAAGACGGGGAGGTAGACTATCGGGACGCCTTGGCCGACCGTGCGACGGTGCTGGGCGACAAGATGCTCCAAGACGACGTGCCGGTAAGGTACGCGAGCCGCCCGATTCTCCCGATCCCGGTATTCCCAGACGATCTCGGCGGCGGGAACAACTGCACGAACGTCATCCTCGCGGACCCGAAAAACTCCGTGGTAGGGATCTGGCGCAGGGTCAAGATCCGGACCGGCGTCGACATCGTGTCCGGCGAATGGATCGCAGTGGCCACTCTTCGCTTCGGCTTCCAGTGGCAGGAAGAAGACGCGGTGGTGAAGATCATCAACGTCAAGACCCAGTAACGGAGGCGATCTCGACACGAAAGGAAAAACCCCAGTAGCGGATGATAGCGCAGCTGGAAAGGAAGTAACCCAATGACGGCAATAACAGAAATCAGCGTGGGCCATTTCTCCGGTGGGATGGCCATAACCGGGGAACGAGCCGGCGAGGACATACGCTCGCTGGAAGAACTGATAAGAGAACTCCAACAGGCCAAAAACAGCGGCGCGATCTCCCAGGTGGCAGACTTCCAGGATACGGCAGCCACGCTCAATCGTGGCTACATCGCAGCCTCAGACGGGGAGATCGCTTCCGTACAGGCGTTCGCCGAGGTGACTGCCGCTGCCGGGGAGGATATGGCGGTCGACATCACGATCAACGGCGTAACTGCCTTGACCGGGGCGATCTCCATCGACAACGCGGCGGGCATTCTCGTGCAGGATGGAACCCTGGACCCGGCAGCCATCGCGTTTTTGAAGGGTGACAAGATCGCCGTGGATCGGGTATACACCCCCGGTGGTGCACCGACCCCAATGACGGGAACATCTGTCGCCGTGGGCTTGCGGCTGTCGGAGTAGGAGATAGGAAAGGTCCGAGTAACGGACGCAACTGAAATAATTTTGAACCCCATGAATGGGGAAGGAGAACGCAATGCCAATCGGAGTAATCACCAGAGACGACCAAGGTGGCCAGAGGGTCCAGGCGCCGGTCTTCATCGACCGGATTTCTTTTGCGGGAGACGGCACATACCCGGCGGGTGGAACGCCCGACTTCCAGACGTTGGTCAGAGCCAAGACAGGGGACTCGCGCGAGATCATCGACATCATCCCCGGGAACTGTGGGGTTTACCTCCCCATGTACGACAAGGCCAATGATAAATTGTTCGTTTACGATCGTACTACCAACGCGGAGTCGGCCGTGGCAAACATGAGCGGGACCACGTTCAATCTGACCGTGATCAGCCAGTAACGGAGGCCGCGAGAGCGAAAACGATTTGGGACCAGGGCATAGGGCTCCAAATGAACTGAGTTCGAGCCCTTGCCCTGGAACCGATCTCGATAGGAGGTAAAGGATTAAATGATCAAGGCAGCACGTTTGAAGGAGAGAAACCCACAGTTAGGCTTCGGTATGCGGACGTATACCACGGCCTCTACAGGGACCAAGTACACGTCTGGCCATGTCGGCAAACCATCGCCGCTGCGAATCGTTGCAGACATCCGCGAGTTGGAGGAGATCAAGGAGATCGCCCAATTCGAAATTCTGGAGTTCCAGTCTGCGGGCGATCTGTACGAGAAACTTCAGGTCGAGATGGAGGAGAGGTCCAGACTTGGGCAGCCAGCGGTGCGTGCCGAGGTAATCTCCGAGGCAGGGGCCTTGGATGGCCCGGTTTCTCCGCTTGTCGCGGATCGTAAACTCGACGACATCACACCCGGCGATGAGCTCCAGGCTGAGGACACGTCCGATGACGACGACGAGCTCCAGGCTGAGGACACGTCCGATGACGACGACGAGCTCCAGGCTGAGGACACGTCCGATGACGACGACGAGCTCCAGGCTGAGGACACGTCCGATGACGATGAAAAGCCCCAGAACGAGGATGAAGATCCAGAGATCGACGAAAACGAGGATACTGCGAAGGAGTCCAAGCACAGGGCCAAAAGCTCGAAGACCAAAAAGGCGAACAAGGGGCGCAAGGCCAAGAAGTAAATCGTCCCGCGTGGTGGCCGCGATAGCCACTAGAGGTAAAGGGTAAGAATGAACGAAAGAACCGCACCGAGGGAGGCGCGTTATAAGACTACTCTAGATCTCGCATTCGCTGGATACGCGCATATGAACGGGTTACGGCTCATCAGCGCCCGCCAGAAGGAGCGAGAATTTGCGTTTGTCTTTGATGACCCCTCCACCGAGGACAACCAGGATGGACGGTGGGATGACCTCATGATGGGATTTGCAAACAGCGAGTGCGCGAAGTATGATGCGTCGATCCGAACATTGAAAAAACTGTGCAAGCGCGGCGGTCGCAGCGGTCGTCGCGACAACACCAAGGGAGGGGCGGATGCCCGATATTGATCCTTATAAAATTCTGGATGAGGCCGGGGCTGGGGCCGTCCCGCTCCGCGTTGATTTCGCCCTTGGCAATAAGGATGGCCTCGACTTCGGAAGCATCCAACTTGCGGCAGACACCACAGTCGGAAAGGTCTGCACTGCCACATTCTGGGTGACAAACGACATGGCCGCGGATCTGCCGTCAGTAGGAGATGCAGGGTGGCACGATGTCACCGCGCAACTCACAGTCGTTGGTGCCCTTGGACCGGCCCAATCAATTGCGGCTATTATATTCGAGGACCAGAGTCCGGTGCTGCAAGCGGTCAAGGGTCGGCTAAAAATTGTCATCGACGGAGGCACTGCTTATACTGCCAAGGCGTGGGTGTCAGACTCGAAAGCAATGGCTGGAATTCAGCTGTAGGTCCATAGGAGGGATGCGCCGTGACGATCGTAAGGCTGGGCTGGAGCATGGACGAATTCTCCCCTGCCGTGGACATCGCCACGCTGCTCGCCGATGGATGGGATCAACTCGTCGTCGAGCGAGACGACGCCGGATGGATAGAGATCACCCCGTCGACCGCTCGTCTCCCAATTGTGGAGAACTTCTTCTTGTACGCATGGCATGACCCCGCAGGGGACGCTACAAAGGACTACCGTATTAGAATCCGGAAATCGGCCGATGGAACGTACTACACGAGTGATAATACCTCCGTCACGAGGGCCGCTCGTGGCTACTGCACGATCCAAGACATCCGAGATGAAGGCTTCGCAGATCCCCCCGTTACGGACGCGATGATTACGATAGGGATCGCCCGCGCGACAGAGTACATCGACCGCTACTGTCGGCAATGGTTTGAGCCCAGATGGCGGACGATCATTCTTGACGGTGTGCGGCTTGATCAAATGCTGCCAGATGTTCCGATTATCGCCCTTGCCCAGGTGTTTTTAGAGGATGACGAGCAGGGGCTGGCCGATCTGCGGATTTACAATCGCCATCTCACCAATGGAACTACGTCGCCCGATGACAGGGCGAATCCGCGCGTTGCTTTCGCACAAGACACAGAATACTTCGATCGTAGCCTACGCACGGACTTCGGGCGCCGATTTCCCTATGGGCGGAAGAATGTCAAGCTCGTCGGCCTGTTCGGACACACGGAACTCGGAGAGGGCGACGCAATCGGCCATACGGCGGCAGATAGCCAGATCCCTCTCTCTCTCGGCCAGACACCGGCATTGATCAAGCGTGCTGCGGTCTTGCTCTCATGCACGCTGATGTATACCCTGGCGTCGGGGAGAGCCGCGTCAGCGTTGATTGCGTCCCGTGTGGTGGAAGACGAAACGAAAGATCAACGCTATAAAGCCCAGGGCAAAACGGCAACGCAAATTGACGGACAGGGCCTATTCGGGGACGAATTCGGGCTATCAGAGGTTGACGCAATACTCGCGGGCTTCGCAGCGCCATTGAGTGCCGGGGGCGTTTAATGGGATACCGTGGGCGTCTCATCCATAAATTTCTCTGCGACCTTCGCAGATTAGACACGGCAGCTACCGCAACCGTAGTAGGGGGCGGATATGACGACGTGTTCAACGAGGCGTTGCCCATCGCCGATGGATCGCAGGTTGGGGCACCCTCGAGACGGGAACATGCACAGGTGCTCCTTCCGTGCCAGATAGATCGGATAGATTGGGGCGACGATGAAATGCTCAGAAGTGGCCACGATACGGAAACTAAAATCCTTTTGCATCTGTTCATGGAAGATGTAGAGAACGCGGGGCTTGTAGATGATAACGGAGCGCCGAAGATCTACGCCGGTGACAGGGTGGAAGCCATCCTAGACGAAGCCGGAAACGTGCAAGAGAAATTCCCCGATCCGCCGGGGATGTTCGTCACAGGAGTCGAAAGGGCCGGATATGGCCTGGACATGGGCAGTCCAGCGCGCTTCAACCTCCTCACGCTCACGGTCTCGAAGCCGCGACAAGGTGGTGAGGCATGAGTGCGTTTTCCCTTCATGTATCAGGGGTGGCAACGACGCTTGCGCGGTTGAGGACCACAGAACGGAGGATTGTGTGGGCTTTGAATCGAGGCGTAGCTCGCCAAGCCATGGCGCTCAAAAAAGAGATCCAAACTGGATTGCGGAACCAATCGCCCGGTGGCTCTCCCATCCAACCGTTGGCGCCCATGACGCTTGCGCTACGACGACTCCCAACTGCGGGTTCGAAGGGCGCGGCCTCCGGACGCCTACGCAGGGGCAGTTCAAAGGCCCTCATCGACAGCGGCGAAATGATCCGGTCAGTCAATGTCGATAAGCTCCATGAGATGGCGTATTTTGTAGGCATAAACAGAACGGCCCGTACTGCGGACGGCGGAGACCTGGCGGATCTGGCGGAGCTTCACGAGTTCGGAGGCCCGCCATTCGTGATCATTGTAACCCCCAAGGTAAGGGCATTCTTCTTCGCGCTGTTCAAGATGGGCCTTCTCTCGGGTCCATTGTCACGACATAAAAAACGAATTAGCCATCCAGGCGTACCGGCTCGACCGTTCCTGACACCGGCCTTTGACAAATGGAAAAAAGACGCTGGCAAGGAGTTTGCCCAAGATCTGGGGAAGATGTTAGGGTTTTAATATGGCGATACCGACGATCACAGCTATTACCCCAGGCAGTGGGCCTACCACGGGTCAGAATATCGCCAAGATCGACGGGTCAAACTTTCGCTTGCCCGATACGCTACCAGCCGAAGGGCCTCTCGGAGGACCAGCACAACGGACCATCAAGATCACGATCGGCGGCATTGTAAGCGATTGGGCCCATGCTGTGGACGCCGGCATCATCTATGCTCGCGTTCCCGAATGGCGCGGAGATTACAATCTTACATTTCCGGTCGCTTTGGATGTTCGGATCGCCAACCTTGACAACACCGGGGCCGAGATCCCGGGAGAAAATGCAACTCTCCTTAACGGTTACGCAGTCACGCGCCCATCCCTAGTGGCGGAGTCTTGCTTGCAGAGGGTGATCGGCGAGTTGGTCACCATGATGCGGAGACATCTGCTGGTCGACGTGTATCTGACCGCCAGCAGGGACTACGACGCCAATCCCAGCACCCCTGACATTGCGCGCCTCTTCGCAAAGCTGCCATGCGTCCATCTTGGGGGGCCAAACACGACACTCAATCGTTTCTACTCGGTGAACAGGGAAGACTACGAAGAAGACCCAGCCGACCCCAATATGTGGCTCCGAAAGAAAGAGCCGGTCACTGTGGACTTAGAGTTCCGCGTGGTGGGCTGGGCAGCGAAGATGCGGCAGCTGTCCTCGCTGGGGCAAGCTGTGGTGATCATGTTCCGTGACGTAAAGTGGATCGAGATCCTAAAAGACCCGGCACAGCCGCTGCTGGGGACGGTTAGGTACGAGCTTGAAATGCCCTTCGTTGGGCAGCCAGATTACAATACCGCTCCATCAACGGACGATTTGCGAAATTTCCGCGCTGTGGTACAAATTCGAGGCGTGCATATTGATCCGGAAGCTGGTACGATTGTTGAACGTGGATGGGACCTATTTGCGGGAGATGGGGAACCTGTTCTGGACACGCAGGATATAGAGCCCGTATGATGGGCTGGAGGGTTACATGAAAAAGACCATCACAATCGAAAATCTCACAAACCGATCTCGCACGTTTAACCTCCCACACGCGGAGGTCTGCTCGCAATCCCAGGTATGCCATTGTGTGGGCGGGAAACCAGCCTCGCTGTTCATACCTGCCAACGGAACCCTCAAAGGATTAGACGAGTCGGTCCGTTTCTCGGGGGAAATAAAGGCCGCGGCCAATATGCGCCCAAGGCCGGTCATCAAAATCACAACCATCGATCCAGTAAAAGCGAAAAAGAAAGCCGCTCCCAAGTCCACGGAAGGGGGACATGGTGGCATATCCGAAACAATCCCTCCGCAAGGTAAAGATCACGGTACAGGTAAGAAGAAAAAAAGGGGCTGATTGCCCCCATGAGGAGATAACCGAAACCGATCTTTCT